ACGAAAACACAGAAGACGATGAGGACGAAGAAGAAACAGAAGAGACTATCCCTGCTAAAACTGAGAAAAAACCTCCATTTAAGCCCGCTGCAAAAGAAGATGTAAAAAAAAAGTAAACTTGCCTAAACAGGCTACGAAACATATAACGACACCCACTTCTGAAGTGGGATCTATTAAAGACGGAAAAGTCAAGATAAAAAATAAACAGACTGGGAAAACCTCTTGGAGAAGTGCTAAACAGGGGTTAGTTAAAGATCAAACGGGGAATCCCTCTGCCGCTAAACCAAAACAAATAGATAGGAAAACTCATCAAGCTCATTCTGGAAGGACAAATAAAACTTTCAAAAAAAGTAGCGGAGAAAAATAAATGTCTCTACTATTTGAGATCGATATTGATCAAATTGCAAAAGAATTAAAGGATACCTCTAAACAATTAGCAGATGATTTGATGGCTGGTGCGGAAGGACTTGCTTTGTCCACACATTTAAAAGTATTAGAATTATCTGATGAAAAACTAGGTTCATTAAGTGAGAAGTATAAAGATAATGTAACATATGAAAGCCCGATGCGGGGGCTTTGGATAGTAACCTTAAAAGAGCCTGCTCTTTTTATTGAGGATAGTCGCAGGAGTGGGTTTATGCGCGAACTATTAGAAGGAAAATCAGCAAGAACATCTAAGGATGGCTCAAAATACGCGATTATTCCTTTTCATCATGACTCGAAACCATCACAAACCTCACATAAGGCACAAGAATTCGCAAATCAACTAAAAGATGAGTTTAAGAAACGCGATATTCCATGGAAGAATATAGAAATGGACGAAAACGGAAGTCCAAGAATGGGTGTAGTACATAGATTTGATGTCGAAAGCGCAAGACCGACTAAAAATTCTAAATTTGGTGCCTTACATGGAATTACGGTTATGCAAAACAAGAATGCAGAGGGCGGGGTTGATAGGTCTATACTTACGTTTCGCACTATAAGTGAGAAAAGCGAACAAGAAGGAAGTTGGTTTAATCCCGGAAGAGAAGGATCTAAATTATTTGATACTGCGGGTGAGTGGTGCGAAAAAGAATGGGAAGAAAAGATATTGCCAGAAATTTTAAGTAGACATAGTAAATAAAACAATCTTTAAACAGAGGTGAATATGTCCGATTTAACACCAATTCGTGGAATTTTTTGCGGCGATCTTGTAATAAAGACCATGATTGAACTTGGCTTAGAAGATATAAAGAAAAACCCCTGGCTTATTGAGGATGTTTTCGCATCGTTACGGGATAATGAGTTATTATCTAAAAAATATGGAGAAAAAGAAGTACAAAGAACCAAAGAATTTATATCAAATAATGATTTGCCAGTATTTATGCAATATAGAATTGATAAACAGTCTTTTCCGTGCATAACGATCTCTCTTGGTGAATCCAATGAAGATAAATCCTTAGCTACTCTTGGAGATACAACCCCTTTTGTAGAAGAATTGAATCCAAACGACATTGGCAAGCCGATTCCTTTTATAGTACAACCGTTTAATGCAGTTAGTTATGATAAAACCACAGGAATCGTAGAAGTTCCGGCAGATATAGAAAACTACCGTTATATAGAAGCGGGAATGGCTGTCGTAAATGCAGAAACTGGCGGTGGTTTTACCATCATAGAAAAAGCTGGAATTAATGGTTTTAAAATAGCTATTAACTCTGAGTTACCTACAAATAAAAAGATAGCAATTATACCTCAATATAGGATATATAGAGCAAGACGTGAGGGCGCTACCTTGCAAGAGAGTTATCAAATTGGATGTCACGTTTCGGGCGACCCTGCATATCTCATTATGTTGTTTTCTGTAATAAAATATATCATATATAGATACAGGGAAGCCCTATTAGAACATGAAAATTTTCAATTGAGTGGTATTAAATGTTCTCAAATAATTAAAAACAACGAATTTGGTGAAGATAAAGTATTTTCGAGATTTATTACGTTATATGGGCAGACAATTGAAACTTGGATCAAGTCTCCCCATCGCGTTATCGAAAGCACGGAATTTAAAGATACAGACAATCCTACACTTCCAGGAATTAAGGTATTAGCCCAAGAAGCCCCTGAATCTGTTAAGGAAGAGGTAGATCAAAACTGGGTAACTATCGAGGATGACGAGGAATAACAATCTTTAATTTATGAAAAAGTTTTACACCCATAAAGAAGTAGCTGCCGAATTATCAAAAGCCTTGTACAAGGCTGCTTTTAATTTTATAAATAATAAAAAACTAGCCCAAAAAATAGTAGCAGATATCAAAGATCCTAACAATAAAGCACAGGTACTTGATACAACAAAACGCTCGAATACTGCGGATTCTGTGATGGAAAAAGCAGCGGGTACTCAAAAAGTATCACAGCAAATGCAATCTCAGGCTAACAAGAGATTTTCTGTCGCACAGCCTGTATCTGATAAAGCCAACAGAAAAGCATATAATGTTAGGAGAAAATTAGCTCCAGCCAGACACACTAAACCCCAAAGACCACAAGTAAAATCTGTCAAACGTATAAAAGGCGTAAAACAATTGAGGACTTTTTTAGATAACAAAAAAGCAAAGAAACAGTAATCTTTAATAAGAACGATTTAATAGAGGTAAAAAATGGAAAAGAAAACTTATACCCCACAGCAAGTTGCAATAAATGTACTAAAAAAAGCTCAAGAAGTGTATAAAAACAGTAATTTATGCAAATCTGAATCAGCTAATTCAGCACATGAAATAGATCCTGGACAAGAGCCAAAGAACGACGATGCCGATTGTGCAGAATCTTTGAAAGATGGGAAGAAAAAGGATAAGAAGAAAGAAGGTGAAAAAACTGAAGAAAATACAGAAGTTAAAGAACCTACGGATAAAGTAGAGGAAACAAAAGAAACCCCTGCCGAAGAGACAAAAGAAGAAACAGAAGAAGATAAAAAGAAGAAAAAAGTAGCTGAGGTTGCTAAATCTGAGGATGATATTTGGAATACACTTGAAAAGGCTTTATTTCAAGATTATTCAAAGGATGTTTGTGAGTCTAAAACATGTAAAGCAGAAAATACAAAAGAAAACGTATGTAGCGATCTTAAATGGAAATTAGAAAAAATCAAAGACTTGAGAGAGATAACTTATATAGTAGAACGCGAGTATGAAAAAGAAGATCCAGAGTTTTTCAAGAAAATAAAAGATATATTTGAAAAACGCTATGCTGCTATAAAGAAAGAAATAGCAGAACTTGTTGCTGAATATAACACACTAAAGAAATCAGAAGTTGTGGAGAATGACTTACAGAAAAACAACGATGAATATAGAGCTAACAACAACCACACAATGGTTTTAAGTGGGAAAACAGGTAAATATAGGGTTTTTCAACATGGAAACCTTGTAGGAGAAAAGGATGGCTATTCGGAAAAAGATGCTAAAGAACTTATATCTTCCAGAGTCAAGGCAGCGACCAATCCAAAGCAAGAGGGGGACAACAAAAAATATAAAGAAAGCTGAAGAAAAAAATAAAGTCGAAGAAATAAAGACAGATTTGAAAAAAGATAAAAAAACTGCCGAAAGTAAAGCTGTAGAGAAATCTGAATTGACATTAAAGATGTTCTTGGCAAAAAGAGCAGAAAAAGGTGGAAAATAATATGGCTAAAAAACAAGAAAAAATAGAAACACCTATAAAGATTTCCGATGAAGAAAAAGCCATAATAGCAAGAAAGAAAAGAATTGCATATTCTGGACTTACTTCAGAAAAAGTCGAAGATATAAACGCAAGAGAGGCATTTAGAGTTTATTTTATTCAATTAAAGAAGAAAATAAACCTACCAAGCGATCTTGAAAATATAATTTGGTTGCATTTGAAAGCTATGAAATTTGATAAACCAGAGTTGTTCGATGCCGGAATTCGTCACTTTGGCTATAACATATAATTAAGGAGAAATACGATGAGTCAATATTTAACAGAAAGTTTCGTGACCTCGAATGTTCCTGGGAGTTTTTTTGATGTAAAAGTCAAATCAACCCCAGTTGGTACCACATCTTCTGGTAATATAGTTATCATAGGCGAAGCCGAGGGTGGTGCGGCTACATTTGGTGTAGATAGTACTGACGGCGATATACTAAAAAATAACTACTACACGCCAGATCAAGCAGACCGTGTTACTTCCAAATACATATCTGGTAATATAGTAGATGCGATGAGATCTTTTTCCGCCCCATCTGCTGATGCCGGAATAACAGGCGGTCCAAGCCGTGTTTACATAGCAAAGACAAACTTAGGGACAAAAGCAAGTCGTGTTGTAGATTCTGCTTACGGCACTTTCAAGTATAAAAATTATGGACCTACTGGTGATAAGTATTATTATCAAATTACAAGTTCTCAGGCTGAAACTCCTGCAACTGTTACATCCTCTGCTATAACATATACAAAAATAGCTGAAGTAACAAGGTATATCGCCGAAGCAGATGTTGCTGGATCTTTAAATAATAAATACGTATTAATAAGCTCTCCTACAGTAAGTTATTATATTTGGTTCAATATCAACGGTGCTGGCGTAGACCCTGCTGTTGCTGGAAGAACAGGTATAGAGGCCACTGCTGCAACTGATGCTACCGCTATCGCAATTGCAGATGCGATGAGATCTGCAATAACCGCACATGCTCCGCTTGTATTCTCGTTCGATGTAGCAGGCTCTGCAACTATTAATATAACCAACTTAGTTGCTGGCGTTGTACTTGCCTCCCCAACTCTTGGAAATACTGGTTGGTCTACCCCTGTGGCCATCCCTACACCTGGTGATGACGCGGATGGAAGCGTATTCAACGGACTATCTTTCACAGCTAGAATAAACGGTGGTGCCGGTACTGTAGTTACGCTTAGTTCTACAGAAAGTAACCACGATACAGTAGCTGAATTAGCGGCTGAAATAGACGCACTACTTCCCTCTGGGTTAAGTTGTGCCGCAAGTACGACTCACCTTGTATTCTCATGTGATACCCTTTCTGCTAATGCTGCACAAGCGTTAAGTTATGGGCGTTCATTTGAATTAATAGACTCAAATCCAGGTGATTTAGCTGCAATAGGATGTGTAGCCGCATTAACTGTTGCATCTGCTGAACCAGAAGTTCAGGTAGATATAAACCGTCAGGATACAAATCTTGATGAAGAGTTTATAGTTGGTGCTGATATAGGTATGCTTATAGGATACGCTGGTACAACAGCTACTATGACTATCTCTGGCAATACAATGACGACCACAGTTGTTGGCGGATCTGGAACATCCCTTACAATAGATCTTACAACTTATTCTACAATAAAAGTATTAGCTGATTTTATAAATTCTCAGACTGGCTATACTTGTAGTGTTACAACTGCTTATACTCAGAAATCCCCAACAGCTTTGGATAAAGTAACTGCTGTTGGTATATGTTCGACAGCATCAAGCGTAACCCCCGGCAGAATAAAAGCATCGGCTTATAATTTTGCTCTAAAGGTTGGACAGAGCACTGCGCTGGACTTCATAGCAACTGCAACGGTTGGATTGCCGAATTCAATGGCTGCTGTAGCTTATTTAAGTGGTGGAACCAAAGGTGCCACAACTGCTGCAAATATAGTAAGTGCTATAAATGACTTGAGATCGATCAATGTAAACTTTGTAATACCTTTATTCAGTAGGGATGCTTCTGCGGACATAGCCGATGCACTTACAGATGCGGCATCAACCTATACAATAGATGCTTTAAATGCGTTAGTAAAATCCCATGTGCTGTCAATGTCAACGGCGAAACTGAAAAGACATCGCCTTGCAATTTGCAGTTATTGGGGAACATACGCAACAACTAAGACAAAAGCAAGTGCTTTAGCTCATTATAGACTAAGTATGTGCTTCCAGAAATCAACTCAAATAAATTCTGCTGGCCTAACAACTTCGTTCTTACCATGGTACACAGCTTGTGTGGCTGCTGGTATGAAGACAGCAGGATTCTATAAAGGTTTTGTAAACAAATATGCTAATGTAATTAGTTATACAGATCCAAGTGGGTTTGATTCAGGTGATCCTGGTGATAAATCCGATGCAATAGATGCAGGATTATTATTCTTAGAGGCAGATAATGCTGGTAATAAATGGGTATGTGATCAGACTACATATAGTATAGACACAAATTTTATTTACAACAGCCTTGGGAACATTTATAATACGGACTTAGTTACACTCGATCTTGCAGATAGTTTTCAAAAGGCATACACAGGGCAATCCCTTGCTGATGTAGATGCTGGAACGGCTTTGGCTTTCTTAGGCTCAAAAATGGCAGCTTATAAAACTCAAAAACTTATAACGGCTTCTGATGACGCTCCTCTTGGATTTAAAAATTCTAAGATAAGTATTAACGGTGCTGTAATGAGTATAAAAACTGAGGTAAAAATCAGCACTTCCATACTTTTTGAGGTCATCGAAGTTGAAATTAGCGAAATTTCTAGTTCGGCCTCTCAGTAAAATTATCTAATAAATGGCGTATCTATTTTGGATACGTCATTTAAATAAAATTATGAAAATCATTAATGGTAAAGTTTATAAAATTATCAATTTAATAAATGGAAAAATTTATATCGGGCAAACCATACGAACTATCAAAGAAAGGTGGCGTGGGCACTATAGTGATGCGAAAATAGGGAAAACTACTGTAATTGCTACTGCAATAAGAGAACATGGTAAAGAAAATTTCACCATAGAACAAATAGATAGTGCTACAACTCAAAAAGAATTAAACGAAAAAGAAGCTTATTGGATTTCTGAATTCAAATCTCTAAACTATCAAAATGGCTATAACGTATTACCAATGGATCATAGGGTTCCTATGTCTGATTTTATAAAAGAAATGAACCATAAGGCAGCTTTAGAAAAATATAAAGAAAAATTCAACGTATATAAGGCTGTGCAAAAAGGCGAAATATTAAAAGGCGAATTAGTTGGCGAATGGGAAAACCAATCAGTCTGTGCGAAGGATCTTAATATAATATCACCAAGTGACATTAGTGCAGTATTAAGAGGTACTATATCTCAATCTGACGGGTATATTTTTGAATATGTAGATGAAGAATTAAAAAAGAAAGCACAAGAAAAATTAAAAAATACCAAAAAAGCAAGGTGTAAGCCCTTTAATGTATACAAAGCCCTAAAAAATAAATGCAGTACAAAGGGCGAATTTGTAGGTACTTGGATTTCTCAAAAACACTGCATACGAGACTTAAACCTAATTTCTAATGGAATTTATTATTGTTTAATAGGAAAAATAAAACAATTTAAAGGCTATATCTTTGAATATACCGATAAAACCGATACCCAACCTATTGAGATAGTTAAATATTTCAATGTTTATACCTCCAAAAGAATTGGTGGCAATAAACACCTACCATATAAACGTGAAAAACAGCAATTTGTCGGTAAATGGTGTTCTGTAGTAAAATGCAAAAAAGACCTTAATCTAGGCAATACGCACGGACACATTGGACAATGCTTGAAGGGTTCCCTTCAAAGTTATAAAGGTTATATATTTGAGTATATAGAATGATAATCTTTAATGTAAGTAATAAGGAGAATTCATGATTAGCATAATTATAGATACGCTAAGTTTTGCAAAGAATATAATAGTAGATGTAATTGCTATAATATTCTCAGGAAAGCTTGCTATATTATTAGCGGCAGGTGTTTTATGTTACTTTTTTAGAAGCAGAATCAAAACATTAGTGATAAAAGCAAAAAACTTGATAGTTAATAAAGTTAAATCAATTTTTAAGAAGGAGAAATAATATGCCAGCCAAAACATTCACAGGTGCGAGATTTAAATTGTATGTGGATAACGTACTATGTGGTATATTCGACAGTTGCTCTTATGCGATAAATATAGGTGCAGAGCCAATCCCCTTACTTGGAAGGTTCGGTCCAGCGGAAATCACACCTACTTCATATGAAGCAGTAACAGTAAATTGTTCTGGTTTTAGATTAATAGGTAATGGCGGACATAAACTACCAAAAGTTCCTAAGCTTCAAGATTTACTTAATTTAGAGGCAGTGCAATTGGTTGGTATAGATCGCCAAGATACCACAAACACACCCATATTAACAGTAGATGGTTGTGTGGCTATAAATTACTCTGGCGGAGCAAACGCAAAAGCAACGTCCAGAATACAGATAACCTATTTAGGAATAAAGGCTTCGGATGAGTCTGGGGAACAAAGCGAAGTCGGAGCAACCGAACTTCCATAAAAACCAACAGAGGGATAATATGTCAGAAGATCCTAGAATGGATTTAGTAATAGATCTATTAAAAGAGGTAAGGGAAGAGCAAAAAAACCAAAGTCTTCTTTTGTCTTCCCATGATATAAGTCTAGTTCAAATCACCTCAGATCTCAATCGCAACACAAACGATGTGGCCGAACATATTAAACGCACTTGTTTGTTAGAAGAAAGGGTGGATAAATTAGAAGAACCTATTAAAACAAGAAAGTATTTGTGGAATAGATATACTGTAATATTAGGGGCTTCTTTAACTCTTCTTACTTTTATTTGGTTAGTTGTTAAATACTGGCAATTAATTGTTAAGTTTATGCAAGTTACGCCTGGTATTAACTAAAGTCTATTTTTTAGATATTTCTAAAAGGCTTGCTTGGTTTCAAGCGAGCTTTTTTAGTATGAGGGTATATGAACGCTAAAACTTACAAAGATCAGCTTCAAATTGTAGACGGATCGGGTGTCGGTGAAGCTAATATTACAACCAAACTGGCTTATAATGTTAAAAATGCTGTAGAATACATAAGCGAATCTAAGGTTGGAACCACAGATCGTCAAAGTAATCATTATATTCAAAAATGTATATACGATGCGTCAGATAATCTAATTCGTATTGTTGTTGCGTTAAATCGTACTAATTGTAATATCACTCAAATAAATCTAACTATAATAGGAACGAATAAAGTCAAGATAGAATCCGTGACGGGTGATTTTATTGAGGTAAATATTAAAGATAGCTTAATGCTTAATACCGGTACTCAAATTATCCAAGGAGAAATTACCCAAAAGATATCTGATACCGAGGTATTGGTTAGTCTAAATAACGAGAATCCTCTGTTAATAAACGAAATAGGTACGGTAATTGCATTGGGTAACTTAATAGTTGCATTGGAACACCCAAGTACAAAAGATTTTGATAAACGTAGATGGGATAGGCGAGTACAATATATCTACGGAACATTGAGTACCGAATGATATTAACCAACTTCTTAAAGAAACTATTGATATTTGATGTACTGTTTGGTAAGAACAAACGAACACTAACAAACGGCTCCAACGCAGATCTGTTGCACTATCATTTTACCCCCAATAATTTATTATCTTATATTGTTCCAATTGGTTATCAATATCTAGTCCATGAAGATATTACTATAGAAAGTGATGTAACTATAGATGGGGATATAATTGTACTTTAAGGAGTTTATATGGCTGAAGTGAGAATTAAAAAATCAGATGTACACGCAGCTCCGTCTACGGATTATACTAAATTTTATCCAAAACTAAACGGAAGACTATATTATCAAAACTCAGACGGGGTTGAGCATATACTAGGCAACCCAGTTTCTTTAATACACAGAGTTCTGGTGGGTGCGGATGGGGATTACGCTACCCTAAAAGAAGCAGTAGATTGGTTCAACGCATCCGCTGTGTATAATACTGAGATATTAATCGATGGGAATACAAATCTAGTTGCAGATACTATTACGGTTAATCATGCTGGACTTAAACTTGTAATTAGAGGTCTTGGATCTAATGTAACTTTTCTTAAAGCAACTACAGGGCTATCTAACAAACCAATGTTCGATATGAAGTCTGATTGTGATCTTAATAGATTTACCTTAGACGGATCTAGTTTACCTGGATATGGATCTAATGCTGGAGAGAACTGTATAAACATAACCGCAGACTCAATATATTGTGAGTTTACTGATGTAATTTTAGATACTTTTAAATATGGTATTTCAAATCAAAAAGCCTCATGTATTTTCGTATTAAATTATATAATAGCTAATTGTGATAAAGGTATTGAGCTTAATTCGGCAACTGCTGCTGCTTGTTGTATAGATACAGAAATTGGAAATATTAACGATTGTCCTATTGGTATAGATTTGGTCAAGGGTACTAATGCAGATGTTATAGTTAGTGGTATTATATTTAACAACCCCTTGGCTGGTATTGCAATTAAGTATGACGGGACTCAAATTACCTATACTGATTTCAGTATTACAAATTCTAGATATAATAGGGTTGGAACTTTCACGAGTGGTTTTGATTTTACTCTTGTTAGGGATGCAAATATTGAGATTTTAAATAATATAGGTATCGAAAACAAATCAGCACATGCTAAGATTAATCTTGCTAATAATTCAACCACAACTACGGTAACAACGGCAGGAACTTATTACAAAGCAAATTTTACTAATACTTCTGTGTATGCTTGTAAGACAACAATTACCAATAATAAAATATTATATCAAAGCGACCATACCCAAGATTGTATTGCTTTTATAAATGGGAATATTCAGGTAAACAATAACAATAGAAATTTAGAGGTTGCTTTGGTTAAAAATGGAGTAAGTGCAAGCCCTATAAGCTCTTTTACGGTAAGAGCTCAGACTTTAAATGTACCCTATACTTTTGGTATCGTCGCTTATCTTCAAGATGTTACTAAAGATGATTATTTTGAGATCTGGATTACTAGCAGTACTAATGGGGACGTTGCTATTGTACAAGACCTTACTTGGTTCTTTCAAGTAAAGGCTTAAATTGCTTTTTCTTTTTTCAAAATCTTTAAAATACTACTTTCGTTCCAAAGATCTGGGTCTTCTTTGAATTTGCACCGCAACGTCCATTTATTTTCCCTCAACACTTCCTCTATAAACGGACACTCTTTACAAGCCGTCTGTTTTCTACAAATCATTTTTATTTGAGTTATTTGATCCATATCTTTATATTACCATAAATTAGGTTAATTGTCAAGACAATAAAAAAGCAGCCCAATAATGAGCTGCCTCTTTCTCTAACATATTGATTTTACTCAGTTAGCTCTTTTTATTTACCATGAACTTTTCTACGACTATCATCTGATTTGGGGCAACTTCACCCTTCTTTATAACAAAAAATTCTTCCTCGATCTTATGTATCTTTACATCCGTCTCAGAATTAAGTATCTCAAAGAAATTCTTCTTATTTTCCTTTTGTTTTGCTATAACTTCCCTGTATTTCTCATCCAGTTCCTTATAATTCTTCTTTATCTCAACCTCAGCTAACTTCAAATTATCTTCAGTTAGTTTATACTGAGCATTCTCTGCATCTTTTGCTATAACTTCCTTATTTTCATTTATACAGATAATTCCTCCCTTTTCATCCTTATCTGCAAACTCTTCCAATACTTTTATTCTGATCTGTTCCTTTTCTTCCTCATACTTAGTATATTCAGAAAGTGGCTGCTGCAATACCTGTAATTCCCTCAATTTAGGCACTATAGCTTGAATATTCTTCCTCACAGCATATTCAAACTTCTCATTCATTAAAACGTTACCTAGTGGCATTAAGGCGTTGTAAAGTCCATACAAATCTTGATTGGTCATCTTATTTCTCCTTTATTTTTAAGTCTTGTTAACTCGTTCTCTAGATCTGTGTTTATTTTATCTAGATCTGTGTTTATTTTATCTAATTGTTTATTGGCTTCTTCGAATTTTTCTATCTTTCTAATTTCCCTATTATTAAGAAAAAAAACCAAAATAGCAAAACAAGAACAGGGAACAACCCCATTAAATCTTTAGTTATTAATGTCATAAATATAGAAAATATTCCAACAATAAGAATAAAGTAATTAACTATCTTCAAATACTTCATTTATTTCTCCTTAATTATAAGTCTAAGCATTTTATTTTTATTTATGAATTTTAAACCAAAAACTTCTGGATGAATAGAATTACATATTGGACATGCAGCTAGTTTAAGTTTAGAATTAGAAGAACGATCCATTGATTCAAAAATCCCATACCCACTACAATTGGAGCAATTATTAGGGTTTTGAGTTAATTCTATTAAAATACCTTTCATTTATTTCACCTCTTTATTTTTAGGTTTTGTGAATCTCAAATCTTTCATAATTTGAGGGAAATAATACGTATTATCATCCTTAAAACATACCAGATCGTCTTCTCCCCAAGGTAACATACTAATCTCAACCTCCTTACCTTTAAAATAAATTTTCATTCCTACTTTAAACTTCCAAAAATCCGATCTCTTCATTTATTTCTCCTTATTCGCATATTTTAATAAAATATCACTATGATTTGACATTATTCTCGAACTCACATTCAGAGCGTTTCATTATCTTTGGGTGGTAAGATCCATGATACACCGGTTTGTTAAAATATTTACACATATGAACCCCATGAGTCTTTCGTTCCTTAAAAGATATGTCTTGCTCTTTTTCTGTCGGACATAGGTATCTACATTCATTACAAAACTTTCCTTTGGGGGTAAATAATTTTTTAAATAGTTTTTTAAACATAAGACTCCTTAAAAAGATCCTTGTATTCCAGCACCTAAAATAAACCCTGTTCTAAAATTAGATTCCATGTTCAAGTTTGGTCCGATGTCCCAGCCAACCAAAGGGATTTGAAACAATTTAACTCCCAAATTCATGTAATAAGCATCGTTCCCTATAAAGTTTTTTCCAAATGCAATGTGAAATCTCTTACTTCCTTTTTTTATACTCTCTTCCTCTTTGCTTTGCTGTGTATTTTGTGAGCTAGTTTGAGAACTAGAGGATACGCTTGAGCTATTTTGTGTATTAGATGATGTGTTTGAATTAATTCCAATAGAGCTGCCATTGGCTGTTATAGAGCTTCCGTCTGCATTGTTAATAGATATAGACCCATTTTGAACACTCAAGGCAAGTGCTGTTTTTAAATTAGAAATAGTCTCATCTTTTTTATCTAATTTAGTTTTCTGCTCGGTTATTGTCTTACTTAGTGTTTCTATTTTCTTCTTCTTCTCATAATCAGAATTAAAAAGATTCCCGACAACCACAAGCAGGATAATGATTGTCCCTATAGTAAAATATTTTTTCTTATTTTTCATCCCAATTTCCTTTCACTACAATCTCTTCCTCATCTTCATTGATTTCCACTCCTCTTTCATTTGGGGAAAACGATTGTATCGCTTTAAACGTTAAAGCGGAAACGAAAACACCGATCAGATACGTCATCGGTGTGAAATCTATAGGTTTTTCTACCTTACCCAAAGAGGACCATACCCACATAAACGCCATAGTCAGCGATAAAATTATAGCATTTACAATACAAATGGCAACCAATATCCTCATACTGGATACATTCGAATCCGTGTTTACCATCCTCGTAATGTAATTACGCCTTTTTTTCATTTAATTCCACCTTTAATTCATTAGAAAGATTAGTAATTCTCTCTAAATTATTTCTCATCTTACTTACTAAGTAATCCATTTTATCTTGAAACGAAAGTCCTGCCAGCTTAATTTTCAAATCAAGTTGAAATTCTCTATATTCAGGTCTTTGTTTTAAGAGATCTTCTAATTCTTTTTCGAGTTCTTCTACTGTTTTCATTTTTATCTCCATTTTTATATAATACCACAAATTTATTTAAGAAGCTCAATAAGCCAATTTCTTACGCTAGGATCTTTCATCTCATATAACCAGCTATGCCACTCTTTAGAATTAAGAATATCTTCTTTTTTGCACCATACTTTAAATTGCTCAATTACCTCGTTTACGCTACAACTTGTTGGGGTTTGTAACGTAGGTTTAAGATAAAATAACATATCTACTAAAAAAGTAATTTTTTGAGCAGACCTCATATTACAAAAATCGGGGCTATTTAATATAAAAGATATGTTGCAATTACAAGAATTATAAATTAAAGAATCTCTTTTATTCTTTAATGATAATTCATATTCATCAAGATATTCTAATCCAATTTCAAACAATTCCTTGGTATTTATCATCTTGTTTTGCAATAAATCTCTAATTAGTTTTTTATAATCCACATTTCCTCCTATACAAAAAATAAATACAAGAAAGTCCAAAACAACGCACATAGAATTAAAATCTTTACCGCAAACCCAAGAAAATCTAAAACTAAAACCTTAACCTCAAAAGGAATCCTTTTGAATAATTTCATGTTGTTACTCCTGTTGTGGAAACCATTTGTCACACAATTTATCTCCAAAATATCTTGGAAGAAATTCCCAAAAAATAAGGACAATAATCATTTTAAATGTTAAACTTTGTATATTCATAAACCTCCTCTTAATCCCCATCGTATTCGGGATATTGGTACTTAATTCTTTCCTCTTCTTCTTTAAATTGCCAACAATTACAAGTGTCACTAAACTTATGCAGATCTCTATCTCCTTTGTTTGGTTCTTCGCAATAAAAAGACATTAACCCAAGTTTACCAAACCTACAGTTAAAACAACCTTTTTCTACTGATGATTTATCATCCCTATCTGAAGAATTATATAGCATTATTTACCTCTCCACTTATGACAAAATCATACCCTTCATTAAAATGTTGAATTTTTAAGTTAGTCAGTGTATTATCTAATATATGTTTCCATTGAGATTTTATCATAAGTCTTTCATCTCCAAAAGATGGTTCGTTATATTTAAAAGATGGAACATAATGAAAATGATAATATGCACCATTTAAAACAATTCTCCTGTCCATTATTTTTCTAATTTGACTATCAGATAAGTGTTCAAGTAATCCATGTGAAATAATGATATTTGCTGAATTCATTAAAAATAAATCTTTATTTAGAGACACCGAAAGTATATCCCCATAAATTTTATTAATATCCATCGTGTGGAGATTTTTTTCAAGTAATGTCGCCATATCAGGATCTTTTTCTATTGTCATAAATGACATTCTTTGTCCTGAATTATCTCTTATTGAACATCTTCCTTCAAATCTATCATATAAGATTTTGATAATATTCCCACACCCTGCCCCAAGCTCTATAATATTAATATTAACACTAGGGTAATTATCCCTTATTTCTTCTATCTTGTTTTCAATCAAAGACAAGAAAAAATCATATTTAGATTTAAGATGCTCAATGTACCTATCGTTAAGTCTATTTTGATAAAACTCTGACCATTTGCTCATAATAGCTCCACCAACTCGGTATCTTCTATTTGTATGCCCATCCCTACTTTTGCCGCTGTTTTGTCTCCCTTTATAGAATAAGATTCAGATTGTAAATTAATATATGTCTTCATCTTAGGGTATACAGGAAATCCCAATCTTGTAACTATGTAGATTTCTCCGTTTGCTCTAACTCTTACCCTATCTCCCACTTTTAATAATCTAGCCTTAATCCACATTATATTATATTTTCCTTTATCGCGTAATTTTTTTCTTGAACCAAGATCTGTACTTCATCGAATGTAAGTTTGTATTTGTTCATAAGTGTCTGTGCTGCATCCAAATATATTTTTGCTTGTGCAAAAATACCTCTGGTTTCTTCATAGGAATATGCTCTTTGAATTTGCTGTTCAAAATCTTTAAGGATCTTACGTTTCAGTGTTAATTCCATTATTTTTCCTTTCTAGGACATCTATTAAATATTTTATTTAATAATCTATAACTAAGATCG